CATCCATCGTGTACGTGAAGACGTGGGGCTGGCCGTTGGCGTCGAGATACGCCGCGCCGTCTTTTGTGGCAATCAGACTGCACTCGTTCGCGTCGTGTTTTACGAACTGCCAGTGCCACCCTTGCCGCTGCAACAGTGCCGCGCGCAGCGTCGCCCGCATTGCCACGACACCCTGAATCACATCAAAGCAATTGAGCGACGTGTCGCGGTCGAGGTTAAAAGATCGGCCAGCGGCTATCCGCATCGAAACCTCCTCCGGATTTGCGCAGCCGGGACGTTTGCGCACAGCAAATGCTTGGTACTTGTCGGCCACCGCCCGCTCCATCTCCATGCGAATCGTCGCATCTTGGACCTTTTGCATGAAATCCTCCATGCGGAGAACATCCTGAATTTGTGCCGCTTCCGGCGTTGTCTGAGTTGTGCTCATCTCCTATCCTTTCTTTTTCACTACTCGCAGCGGCCGCGAAATGTTTTCAGCCGTGCATCTTTCATACACCTCCGGCCATTCGGCGCGAAGTTTTTCCACGTCCACCCGCCGCGCGGTCTGGACCTTCGCGGTGACCTTCCAGTCCCCCGCAAAAAACGTCTCGATATCACCCACCGCCGCCGACAGTTCCCGCCGCCGCTCGTCCATTAGCGCTTCCGCCGATTTCACGATGTCCCGCGCCTCGGCGTAGCGGTCTACGATCTGCACCAGGTCGTCACGGCGCTCTTCGCCGCCGACGTTCGCCCACTCCTCCTCGCGGCACGTCACGCCAAACTGGCACCCATCGCAGCGATAGTCGCGCGGGTCGAGGATCGCCGGCGGCGTGCGCTGCTCAACGGCAGTCCAGAAGCGGTCCACCCGCTCAGACACCAACTCCATCAGTTCGGCGTCGTAGGTGAAGTGGAACAGCTTCAGCCCGCCGTCGCCCGAGTGCTCCCGATTCCACGCAGCGAGGATTCCCCATTTCCAGCCGGTGACGTACATGTACCACTGCAATTGCAGGACGTACGCCTGCGCCACGCCGTCGAACTGCCAGCGGCGGAACGTCTCGTTACCGACGCACTTGATTTCCAGCACCCCCGGCCCGCGCTCATCGGTGGCGACGATGTGCCGGTCGAGGTGCGCCCCCTCGTGCGGCATACCGACTACCGGAGCGCGGCGACGGAGCTTGTAGCCGTGCTTCTCACTGACGAGCGCGGCAATGTGATCTTCCATCACCTTGCCGACCGTCATGATCCCTGTTTCGCGAAACTCGCGGCCTGGGGTCGCTCCGGTTTTCTGATACCACAGCTTGCGCGCGCAGCCGTAAGGCTCCAAGTTAAGCACGGCGGCGATCTCGCTGCCACCGACGTAGCCGCGGCGGTTGGACGGATCGCGCGGGATCGGCTGCGGCTTGTGCGCGTCGAGTTGGTTAAAGCGGATGGTGAAGTTCACAGCGGCCTCCGGCAGCACGGGCAGTTGGGCTTAAAGCCGTCGATGCCGTGCTTTTGAGCTATCTCGCTGAGTCGGGTGACCATCTCGGGAGTTGCCTTCCTCGTTCCGGTTTCCCATCTAGCCACGCTGACAATGTTGACGCCAGCCTCCCAAGCGAGCCGCTGCTGAGTCCAGCCCAGCTTCTTCCGCAATTCTCGTACCGTCACAGGACCTCCTTCAGCCAGCAAATCAGCGCCAGCAGTCCGCACCAGATAAACCCGCCGATGACAACGCTGGCGGCGTCATCACTACGGCGGCTCACTGCCTCACCGCCGACTTCGCCGGCAGCACCGGCGGCATCTGCGCGATCGTTTCGGCTAATGCCGCCTGGCCGAACTCAACGGCCATCGACACGTCTCCCTGTTCGAGCCGGCGAAGGAACATCTTCGCCAGCGCGATCGCTGCGTTCAAGTCACGCATTTTATTCCCTTTCAAGTCTCTGTTTTATCAGCGCCGCTCGGATCGCCTCGCGCACCCACACGCGAAGCTCCTGCTGGCGCCCGATCGCCGCCATCTTCGCCAGCGCCCACTCGCGCGGCACGACGTCAACGGTCTTCGTGGTCCATTCTGGTTTGGCCAGCTTGGCTGGCTTTGTTGTTGCCACGGAGACTAGCCTAATCTGCTTTCAGCGATTTTGCAATAGTTTTTTTGCGATAGTGCGGCACCGGATAAACCTTGTCTCCGGTGCGAACGCGGAAAGATCGAATTTCGACCAGGTCATCCCGCATTGCCGCGCGCAGTACCTCTTTGACGCGTGACAAACTTTTTCCGCTTTCATTGGCGATCTGCTGCGCCGTCTGCCAGCCAGCTGGAACTTCCTCAATGCCGCCATTGGCCAGCGCTTCGACCAGATTTTTTAGGAGATCAGCCATCGCGGCTCCTCTCGCTCACCGTGGCCACAGCGCCATTCGAGCAAGTTCACGGTCGAGTCATCATCGCAGAATTCGCCGTAAGCGATGCCATGCGCCCATGAAAGCGTCTGCCGGCGGCGCCGCGCGTATGCCATCGTGCGCGGGTCAGCACCCAGGCCAACGCAAACACCCCACGGCGAGCCAATGCCGCGGCCGCGAAACATGTGCGGGTGGTGCAGGTGGGCCATGACAACTTTGCCGCCGACCATTTCGACGTGATCGCGCAAGGCGTTGATGTTGTACATGTAGCCGTGCCCCATGTGCATGTCGCCCACGCGCGCCCATCCGCGCTCGATGTCGTATGGATAAATCTTGCACTTAATCCGCGCTGCCGATGCCTCCATATCAGCGACCAACCGCCGCGCCAACTCCGCCACGATCGCCGACGGATGCGCGATGAGGCTATAGACGCGGTCGTCATGATTGCCCAACATCCAGCGATTCGGACGCATTTCTTGCAGCCACGCAAGTGCCTTGTTGACGTCTGGCTCAAGCGGCTCGGCTTCGTCTTTGCTTCCCCTTGCTCCAGCGCGCAGCGCGGTCGTTTCCAGCAGATCTCCGAGCTCGGTGTAATCGTGCGGAGCAAACGCCTTGCGGAAAGCGCGCACGTTTCGCTGGTATTCGGAGCAGGCATGCGTGCTATGCAGGCATCCCGTCGCCATCCAGCGGCGCCATCTACGGACGATCATCGTGCATCTCGCGACGCAGTCGCGCGATTGCGCGCGTTAAGATCTTCGGCATTGGCACCCCCAAGCGACCTGCGTTTTCGGTGATCGAAATCAGCTCAGTCGCGCAAAAAAAACCGGCGATTGCGGCGCCGGCGTCGAATCCCAGAGGCTGCGTTGCGTTGTACGCGTGCGCGGCGCCGACGAGGATAAATTGCATTGCCTTGCGCGCCATTCCACGAAAGCTCGCGTCGCTGCTCAATTCTCCGCGCGTAATTGCGATCAGCAGGCCGGATGCAAAATCAAGAGCGACCAATAAACACAGTGTTTGAACCAAAGCGTGCAGGCCTCCCCAAACGCCAGCGACCACGGCCACAATCCATGCCTGCTTGATTTTAGTTACGGTCACCGGCGCCGCGATCATTTTTCCTCCGCGCGCATCTGCACAACGGCGAGCTGGACGGCTAGGTCAATGATTCGATCTGCGGAATCTGGCGTGATCCGCTTCAGCCGCGTGGATGCAACGTGCAGCAACGCGCGGCCGCGTTGATTTGCCGAAAGTGCCAGCCACGCATCCACCTGCGGAATCGCAAATTGCTCAAACAGCTTTACCAGCTCATCATCTGCCCGCGTAGGCGTCAGCGCTGCGATAGTGCGAACGATCGGCAGCGCGTCCTTGGCCAATTCCACGGCCGCAGTGATGTCTTGCGCAGCGCGGCCGGTCACATAGGAAAACCACCGCAAAAACAGCTTTTTCATTTGATCGCTCCAAAGATCGCGCCGGTAGCAATCGGCGCCGCTATTTTTAGGATACGCCAGCGCATAGAGTCAGGCTTAGTCAGCCGCGCGACGTTGGACGTCGTGGCGTCAACGTTGGCGACGATTTGCGGCGTTGCCTCGCGGATGGCTCGCATTGTACGCGACGTTTCGCCGGCCGTTACGCGCGAGGCGCCAAGCAGCGCCGTCGCTTGCGCCTGCCAGCACGCACCATTTCCGGCGCAATCAGTCCAGGGATCAAGACGCTGCCCGATTGCCGCGGGAATGCGTCGGTACTCCTCAATCGCTGCGTTTGCTGTAGCGGCAACGCTGGCTGCCTGTGCCTCAATCCTGTCGAGGCGAATAAAGGCAGCCGTAACGTTATTTTGGATCGTCTGCGCAGTTTGCTCGCGCCATGCTTGAGATTCGCCGGCTAACTGAAATGTTGCCGCTCGCGCATTCCTATCTATTAACCGGCGTGCTGCCGCGCTTTCGTTGGCCACCAGTTTCCTTATTTCGGCGGCCTCTGCTTTGATTCTGTAGTCAACGAGCGCCGGTAATACGATCATTTGCATTCGCGCTTGCCGCAAAACTAAACCGGCCTCTATCGCGCACCATGCGATGCAAAATGCAGCGAAGCTGATAGCGATTTCCCGCATGTTCATTTCGGCGCCGGTGGAGTCAGGATTTGCGCGACGCCGGAAATCGCATCGACTAGATCCATGCCGCGCAGTCGGCGAAAGTGATACGCGTCTAAGGCCGGCCATCCCCAAATATCAATTTCTACGTCGATCACGTGGCCATCGGTCGCCAGCGCTGCGGCGCGCTGGTACCGATCGCAAAATGGATCGTCGCTGACGGTTTCGTAAATCGACGGAGCGATAGTTTTGAGCAGCCGAACCTGTGGGGCAATCGGCACTCGAAATGCCGCACCGTTGCGCCAAATCGCGCGCTCGCTCTGCGCGTCAAAGTTGCTCCAAAACTGTTCACTTACGGTAATTCTTCCCATTTACCGTTCCATTTTACGTCTTTGCCGCTTCGATCATATGCCCAAACGACACGGCCGCCGACTGGCACGCCAGGCCGAACATCAAGGTGAATGAAGTTTTGGTGCCGCGCGATTCCGACCCCAGTAAATTCTGGAAATTCTGGCAATCGTCGCCAAATTTCAATTAATGGCGGGCCGGTAAGATCAGCAGCTATGCCTTCCGTATGTCGGCCCGGTTTGGCTTTGGGTGCTTCGATCGGATGTTGTGGGCAACGGTATCCGCTCGTAATCTTTAGCGGCTGGCCAATGGCGTCGCGCAAATGTTGCAGCAGTTCTACAAATTCGAAACGAATGCCAAAACGGCCGCAATGTTGGCAGGCAAATTCAGATGCACTGAAATCACGAGTCAATTGATCCACCATTTCATGTTTCCCAAGGAGGAGGCAAGATTTTGACAGGAGGTGTTTTTTGATTCAGAATTTGTTCTGTTAATTCCGCATCATAGACCAGCAGCTCATCTCCAAGTGATGAAATCACCCATTGCTCAATTTGAGATTCTGACAACTCATCAAATGGCGTAAAGGAAGATGGATCTGGCTGCGAAAGCCTGACCTGGCCATATGCCTGTGCTTGATATTTGGCCTCTGTTGCCGTTCGTTCCCAACTGACGATGATTACTACATCTTGCAATCCATCTAGATCGCCTTCCACGATCAATTGTGGGAATTTCCAAGAATAGGCAATCGGCATATTACGCTGTCGGCGTAGCTACATCGATCAGGCCGGTAGCCTTGTCGAGAGCGATCTGGTATTCGGCGTTCGCCTTGTTGACATTCTCCTGCGCCGCGACAACCGAGGGCGGCGGGGCGTAAGAGACGATCTGCTTAACCTGGAGAAGAATGAGATCGTTCGCGAAGTTCACGGCGATGTCGGTCGGCGTGTCGTCGGGACGGTTCTGATACTTGTTCCACGGCGGGCCGGAGGGATCCAGCGGATTCGGCTTGGTCTGGGTCGAGAGCCAAGCGAAGAGGCTGTCCACGCCGTCTTGAGGAACACTCTTCAGTTCACGGACGACAGTCGTGCCGTCGTCTATAAAGAAGGTGAGGGAGGGGGTGACTTTCGTCGCGAGAGGATTTGCCATACCAGTTTCCTTTTGATTTCGTTAGCTTGCGAAGATTTTCCATGCGGCCCCATCGGACCAGACCATGACTTTGTTAGCGCCACCACCAGCAACCGTAGATCCGATTGTCGTAGCATTGGCGTCGGTGACGTACTGGATAGAGCCAGCGTTTCCAGCGGCAGCGGCGGGAAGAGCAGATACGGTTACGCCATTATGACGAGAGCGAAGAAGGGCGAGTTCTGTAAATGCAGAATCGTCAGCGAGTCTCACCTCTAAAGAGGCGCTAGATCGCTTTAGGGCTGGGAAGGAGGAGGTGGTCCCGCCGAATTGAAGGCGGTTAAAGTCATTTTGAGCGCCATTAAGCAGTGTGATAACACCAGTAGAAGGAGCATATAAAACACCCCTGCCAGACCAGTAAATTGCCCCGGATGCACCAGCGCCAAGGTCATTGCTTGAGATTACCGATGCGCCGGATGTAGTAACATTTCCATTACTATCAATACTTGCCCGCACCGTTCCGCTGACATTCTGCCACTCCGTCAGGTTTGTCGTACCCTGCCCCGCCCCGGACCGGACTATCAGTTTCGTCACGCCGGTAGGACTGGCTTGGTCGTAGACGCGGAAAGTACCGGAAGAACCGGAAGAGGCAACGTCGAGCTTAAAGTTGGGGTCCGAAGGGTTATTCACACCGCCAATTGAAATATTTCCGGTCGTTGCCTGGATGAAGAGGCGGGTAATAGCACTGGTTTGATCGTAGATCTCAAACCGTCCATTCTGGAACAATAGGGAACTTCTTGGAACCACAGAGTCAAAGTAAAACTGTACTCTTTGAGATGCAATTCCAGTCGTAAAGGTTGTTGCGGAAGAGTCAGCAGAGAGGAAATTAGCTATCTTAGCATTGACCGTCCCATTCGCATTCGCCGCCCCATCCCCTACCTGTAGAACACCCGCAGAGGCGCGGGAGAGGGAGAGGTCGGCGGTGCCAGCAGACACGGATGTCCCACTCTGAAACACAAAAAAAGCAGTACTAGCAATCCTAAAATCGTTACTGGAGCTGTATCCAATAGCAAATTTAGCCGCAGTTGAATCAAAACTATTAGCAAACCCACTACCCGTAATGTAACCACCGTCTCCAACAGCGGCAAGTCCGTTTACATTATCAGAGCTTCGCCACTCCGTCAGGTTCCCGCTCTGCCCACCCCCCGCCCGCACGACTACCTTCGTGCTATTCGACACCCCCGACCCACCGTAGAACCGCGCTGTCCCGGCGCTGCCAGAAGTAGCTACGTCGAGCTTAAAGTTGGAGTCGGTGGTAGTGCCGATGAGGAGGTTGCGAGTAGTGGCGGTAAGGCGCATTCCCTCGGTTCCCTCTGTGCGGAAGCGAAGCTCAAACCCGGTGTTCCTGCTCCCGATAATCAAAGGAGAATTCCCAGACTGAAGAAACGCCGCCCCTCCAGATGCATTAGCCTCTACGGTAGAAGAGCCATCACTCACAACAAGGGGGAAAGAAGGTGCATTCGTCCCGATGCCCAACCGATTGTTCGCCGCATCCCAGAACAGCGCCGTGGCATCCTGGTTCAGAACGCCTGCCGACGAGACGTAAGGGATAGCGCCAGCGGTAGTTAGATTATTCCCGCCAAACGGCACAGTATTGGTTCCGTTTGTAAACGAAGTTGCCCGTACTGTTCCATTTGAATTGGAACCTCCATCGCCAATTTGAAGGACGCCAGCGGCATTTCTAGAAATCGAAAGATCGTCGGCCGATCCAATCACGATCACGCCGGCAGACGTGATTTTCATGCGTTGGACCTGTGATCCGGTTTTGAAAACGATCGAATCGGTAGTTCCGGTGCCAGTCGTCGACAAAAGCGTCAAAACGCTTGAGCTGGAACTGCCACCGGAAATATTCAATAGCTCAAGGACCACATTACTGAGCGTGTAGCCGCCTGCGTTGACGTTGCCGCCCCAAGCGCGGATGTCGTTCCCGAGATTATTTACATCGGTATACGAAAGAACGTCTGAAGCGGTGAAGTTTACGCGAGACAGCCACGCCATTTTAGGACTCCTTGTTTTCGATCAACACCAGCGATTTCGCATCCTCGGCAATCTGGTATTGGGCGTCGTCTGAAACATTTTCGTTTTCTAGGATGGTCGCAAGCATTGCTTGGACTCCCATCTGAAAAGATTTTTGAACGTCCTGTAGTTGCTTGATGCGCTCTTCGATGATCTGCAATTCTTTCATGAATTGCTCAAGTCGCGTTTGCTGTTTTGCGGTGAATGGAATGTTTGTTTTGCTCATTTTAGGTTCGAATGCCACCCTTAAAAGCTAGTGTAGCGGTATTGGTAGAGGAAACGCCTGTGATTGTTGCGTTGTTCACTGATGAAAATGAAAAAACTGTGCTGGTCGTTCCAGTCACGGCTGTGACGACGGTTTGACTTTGCGGATTGCTGCTCCAATCCAGATATTGAATCGTGACGGTCGTTGTGTTGAGACCGGTGATAGGAGAAACTAGCGTCGTATTGATCCCAGTGACAACCGTAGTATTGGCCGTATTGACGGCCGTGACGACTGTTGTATTTGTTGTAACGCCAGCAGTGCCACCTGCATAAAACCCGCCAGCATCAACGTACCCGCCAGACAATAAGGCGATAGTCGTTGATCCATATGATGCAAACGACGTGCTCGAACCATACACTCGGAAGCTGGCGCCGGTTGTTGCTGCGGTAAGGCGAAAACGTTCGACTGCATTGGAGTCGTAGAGCGACATTGTAGAATTGGCGCCGTACGCAGCGTTAAGGTAAAACTTCGTGCCAGTTGTCAGATCGTTTCCAATAGTGATGCCGCCAGGCGTAATCATTACCGGACTTTCTTGACCGCTTGTGGTGCTATATACGCGAATTCCGTTGTAAACCCCATAGGCCAGATCAGATTGAATCGAGGTGACAACGTTGTTCAGCGTCAGCGTGAATTTGGCATCGGTCATGGTTACGTTGCCACTGCTATCCGCTTTGAGCTTGCCGTTTGAATAGCTGGTGCCGCCGACGGAAAGTGTCTTGAACCATCCACCCTCGTTGCCGGATTCGACGCCGATGAATCCGATCTGCGACCCACTGGCGTTGTATACGCCGAATTTGCCAGGCTTCGACCCGCCACCGCCAACGCTGATTTCGATCGCATCAAGTTTTGCCGTTGTCACGGCATTGGCAGCAATTTCATTAGCAGTGACGGCACTGGCAGCTATTTTAGTGGTAGTGATCGAACCAGCGGCAATTTCGTTAGCGGAAACTGCGTTAGCTGCGATTTTTCCTGCAACAATTGCGTTTGCAGCAATTTCATTAGCGGTCACGGCACTTGCAGCAATTTTCGCAGTGGTAATTGCTCCGGCTAAAATTTTCGGAGTGGTGACGGCATCACTAGCGATTTTAGTTTCAGTCACGGCACCGGTATCAATTTTCCCAGCCGTTACCGCTCCGGATGAAATAAGCGATTCAGTGATTCCGCTGACCGCTACGCGAAGATTCCCACTTCCATCAATCGTCATCGCTGTTCCGGTTTTGACCTGCAATACAGAGCCATTGATTTGAAAATTGTCTGTGCTGGCAGGTAGAAACTTGCGAAGGTCCAATGTTCCCGCAGTGCTCCCAATGGAGAGCGTATTTTGCGGAGTTCCGGCAACCTCAGTATTGGTTCTGCCGTTGACGTCGAAAGATACGAGCTTGGCTGTTACCGTAGTCGCGCTGGCTGGATTCGGAATGACAACAGCAATTGGAGATGGAGTAGCTGATGTCGATGCAAGCAGCGTTGCGCCGTCATAGACGCGCAATTCAACGCCGCTCCAAGTCACGTCAGATGGCGCGGAAAAAGTAGCGGTAATGCGCTGCTGCGTCGTTCCGTCGCTAGCAGACACGGACGCCGCGGCAAAAGATGCGCCGGTGACGTGCGATGTATACTCAGTTCCTGCTGCCCCTGCGGCCGGCGGCGAAACGGAGATTGTTGCCGATGGCGTCCCAACCGCAGGACTGCGGCCGTCGGTGTTTGGATTGGCGTTGTTATCGAGACTAACCGCGTAGAAGGTCCATGCGATCGTCGATTGCGGAAACGCGCTGGACTCAATGGTGACGGCCGATCCGGTTTCAGCGCCGGTCATCTGAAATTTTTCACCAGATGGCAAATGCAGCCAAATAACCACGCCACCCCATCTGGCAAGTGCAGTCGAACCTGATGGCTTGGTCCAAGCGAGATCAATCAATAATGCCTTTTGGCCTTGTCCATTTGTCGCATATCTAGCATTTGAGGCCGCAAAGCTCGAGACATTATCAGCGTAAGGCGATGCGACAGGACGCGTCGCAAGTGGCCAGACAACGTTAGCGGTTGATGACGGTGTCAAATTACTGATGATCGAATTCAGGCGTGGTTCAATCGAACTATCCATTGACACAAACCAACATTTGATTGCATTCGTGCCGACGAACAGATCGTACCAATCGCTTCTGGCGGTTGTTTCATTGACGCTCAATGCTGGTCCATTGGCTCGATTCCCATCTGCGTATTCGTAGACAATTTGAACTCCACCAAATGGCCTTTGCCACGCCGCCGGAGGATCTGTCGGCGCCGTCCATGAAAAAACAAATCTATATTTCGGTGAGGCAACTTGTGAATCATCGTATTCAACCGTTGCTGAAACTCCAGATACCAGTCGCGCATATTCTTCGCCACTCTGATAAATATTGGCGGTGATACCGACGGTCACATTCGGCGTTGCATTGGTTTCAGTTGCGCGAACCAGTTCGTTTTCAGCCGTCTCAGAATAGCTGGCCAAATAAAAACGCTTGGTTTCATTTTGCGCCGGCCGCGGAATGTAGATTGTTGCAGGACTCGCCAGATGATAGCCGCGATCGATTGGCGCAAATGTTCCGCCTAGATTTCGCGTGGAGTTGAGCAGTGCCGTGCTGTTTAACGGAATCGCACCGCTGGCCGATTGATCGACCGGCTCCTCCCAAACGTGAACGCCAACGAAATTACCAAGCGGCGACGGCGCCGTGTACGCAATCTTGACTCGAATGGTTTCCTCATCGGCATACTCGTATGTCGCCGATACAGAGGTCACATTGTCCGGAGCGGCCGGCAGCGGCGCCGAACCGGTGCTGCTGCCACCTGCGCCCGTAGCTGAGGTGCTTGTCTGGCCGACACCTGCGACGGCCCGCCAGTAGTCGGCCGTCGACATCAGCGCCGTTCCGGTAATGGCTTTGACGGTAAATTTAAGCCACACGCCGCCGACGTCGACGATACTGACCTCGCGGATCAGATACGACGCGCTTGAGATACCGCGGGCAGCATTGGCGATTGTTTGCAGTTGCCCAGGCCGCAACGTGACGCACAGCGGTTCGACCTGCTGATCTGTCTCGTACTGAATCTCAGTGACGATAGACTTCTTTGCCGCAATCAACGCTTGCGCATCGAGTGCGGCCTGGACTTGTCCTAGATTGCGTTCGTAGTAGTGCTGATAGCGGCCGCTGCCGCTGCCCTCCTGTGAAGCCGTTGAGGAAATATCGGAGGAATCCTCCTCCAGCACCGTATTCGCGCCAAGCTGGTAATATTTGACCTCAAGCGTATTTGCCGCGGTCAAAACATCATCATCAACATCCTGCCGAATCGCCGTGCTGCCATAGTGCCAATACCAAGCGCGATCCGATTCTGCCAACCATACGCCGAAATCGACGTCCTGCCCATCTAGCGTGATCGAATGCAGCAACCCACAGCGATTAGATAACGTGAATGTTCGCGCAGACCCGTCGCCAGTGAAGCTCTGTGTCGTCAGAGGAATTTGCGACCAGTCGATCCCGACTAGCGCGGAATTTACTTTATCCTCGCGAGTCCTGCGAACGGCGAGGCTTCGATAGTTTGCGCTAGACGCCGAAACGTTAAATGGCGCCGCGGCATACGTGCGAGGTTTGAAAAACAATTCGCGCTCGTCATCGATCCACCAGACAAAGTTGCTCAGTGCTGCCAACTGCCCAATCGCTTCTGATACAGTCGCTTCGGCCTCAAAAGCGATCGTGTCGACAACGGCGCCTAGGTCGATATTGGTCGTGCCGATTGATTCGAGCCCAGCGAAGGTGTTAACCAAATCAGCGACAATCTCGCCCGCGCGATACGTGATAAGGATTTGATCTAGCGTTCCGGTGTCGGTGATGTCGACAGCGCTGCCGCCGGCCGTTAACGACAACTGCAACGTGCTGGCAGAGGCAGAGATGACGTAATACTCAATTTCTGCATTCAGGCCGCCGCAAAGCGCGCCTTGCGCGTGCGCCTTAACTCGCACGCGATCGCCGTTGCTCCGTCCGTGATTGCCAACGGTGGTCAGGGTGTTGGTCGACGCATCGGCCGTAAATACGAAGTTGCGGTCATAGACGGCTGGCACGCTTGTCGTGATGTCGTAGCAGCGGCGCCGGTCCAGTCGCTGCTCCCATGAGACGCCACGAATATCATAGAATGCGCCGGCGGCCGATCCAGCCTCAGTGATGGATACTTCAGCAACTTCGTCGACCGTTCCCGCCCAGAGCTTTGAGCCACCTTCCCATAGTTCAATTGGATGGCCCTGCTCTGGTCGATACGATCCGCTGGTGGAAATGACCCGACAGTTAAATGTTGCGCGCTCGCCTAGCGTTGCTGATAAGTTCAGCGAATACTGCGCGATTTCTCTATCAGTTCCGTTTATTTTGATCGTGATAGGCATTAGCGCGGGATCACTCCCAATTGTTTCAGTTCACGCGTCAGCGCGTCGAGCATAGCGCGCGGATCGCCGCCGCTGCTATTGATGGTGATGTTGACGTTGCCAGCGCCGGCGACCGTCATCTGTCGCTGCTCCATGCGAATGAGTGATTCCCAGATGTTTTTGAGGTTTGGCAAAAACTCATTGTTTTTTTCGAGCAAATTTAGCAGGTGGATCTGCGAGTACCGGACTTCCTTCTCGATCAAATCCAACGTCTTGTTCATTCCGGCCATCTGGAAATTGCCAATGACGCCAGAGACGGCCGATACAATACCGCTGACCATTGTCACGGCGCCCATCACGCCGCCGCTGGCGGCGCCGGCCGCTCCTCCCATGCCGCCACCGCCGGAAATGGCTGGTTTGGCCCCCCCAGGCGCCGCCGACATAATCGTACCAGTCCCGCCACCAAAGACCTTACCGGCTACGGCGCCAACTTCAAACAGCTTATCCGACAACTTTTTCAGAGCGCCTTCGATTAGCAGCCGCGTAATGCTTTGCGCTGCCTGCATCGCGACGTCTTGGAACATTTTCGCCAGATTGCCGCCCTTGAAAATGACGTCGGTGATCCCGCGGGAAAGATCGGTCAAAACAGTGCTTACCTGCCGCATAGCAGCCGATTGATTTTTAGCAGATTGCCTGGCTGCTTGCGCCATAGCATCATATTGCTGGCGCGTCTGCATGCCTTTTTCCCAAACGTTTTGAGCTGTTTTTTCAAACTCTGCAAATTCACCCGGAAACGTCGGCATATCAGGCCGCGGAACGTCTTTCATGCCGCCGCCGATGCCGGGAATCTTAACGTCTGGAGGGTTTTCCAAGATGCGGAAATACCGGAACAGCGTGTCGGCGACCTGAATGTTTAGCGCGATCTGATCGCGCGTCACTCCACCGTACTTGATGCCCAACTCGGCAGCCCGATCAATTGCCTGATTGTAGCTGTCCAGGTACTCTTTTGCCATTTTTTGCGCGATGGCGTTGTCGAGCGTGGCAACACGTGCTTCGATATGGGCCTTGGCTTTGCGAGATACTTTTTCGGCGGCTACTTCCGCTGCGTCTCCGTTTTTCACGATCTCGTCTGTCGACGGCTTCAGCACCTGCATGAATCCCATCACGGCATCTCGCGCAGAGCTAAAAGCGACTGGCGCGCCAGATCCTACGCGCTCGTTCAATGTCTTGAGCGCTTGCGCAGACGTATCAACCGTATTTTGCCGATGCCGATTCAGCATATCCATGAATCCCGCAACTGCTATCCCGGCGACTCCGGCAGCCGTTCCCGCTACGGTGATTCCACCTGCTAAAGTTTTCATTGCCGGAATCATTTTATTCAGAACGCCAACAAGAATGGCGCCCTTTTCCACGATCGTTCCTAGGCCGACTACCACTAATGGCAGAGCAGTTGCGATAGCCGTAAGCCCGATTGCGAAATTCTGTGTACTGGTCGGCAGCTTTCCAAATTCAATGGAGAGCTGTTTTGCTTTTTCTATCGCAGGCGTCAAAAACTCATCCAGCACGCGCTGCGCGATTGGCAATAGTGTTTTTCCGAATTCAGCCGCGGCATCTTGGGCCGCCATCTGAATGTTTTCCCAACTATTCTGATAGCTGTTCCCGGCCCGCTCTCCGCGCGCCAATTCGTTCACGATGACATCAATGAATTGCTGCGCCGACATGCCAATCGCAGCGAACGTTTTGGCCGGATCGCCGAGCGCCTGCGGTCCGAACTTTTCTTTGATGATGGCAGCGATCTGCGGAATGCGTTCAACGATCGGGTCCAAATTTTCTTTGGTCACCTTGCCGACGGCGGCCATCTGCGACAATTGCCTGATGGCCTCGCCGAAGTCCTCTTTTCCGCCACCGACGACGGCGAGAGCGTTGCCCAGTTCAAGCATGATTCGCCGCGATTGATCGGCAGAGCTGCCGAGCGTTTGCAGCCGAATGGAACCGCGCACAGCTTCCTCTAATCCGATGCCTGGCAGCTTCGCAATTTCCTTGAGCTTTGCCATTTCCTCGGCCGCACCGCTGGCCGATTTCATAGTCGCCGTCAGGCCCTTAGACAACACTTCCATGTCGGCGGCTGCTTTCACCGCAAAACCGCCGGCCGCTAGTATAGGCGCCGAAAATCCGATCGCCAGCGCTTGGCCGGCCGCGCTCGCATCGGCCGCAAACCGCTTCATTTTATTAAGCGATCGGTCTACCTGCTTATCGAAATCATCAGTTGAGGCGCCGATTCGGACGATGAGATTAGAGAGTACCGGCATCAGCGCCTCGCTTTCGATTTAGCCTCGGCCTCGCGCATGGCGCGGTCGTGCTCTTCATTTTTGATTTTGAAGTATGCCGCCCATTCGGTCAATTCGCTCGACGACATACGTTGCAACATTTCGCCAACCGGCATCTTCAACTGTTCAGCGAGCGCAAAAACAAATCTGCGCTCGCCTACTAGTTTTTTTCCGCCTCAGCCGTCGCTTCGTTCGTCAGGCCGGACAATTGGCAAATTTCCGTCGCGATGCGATCAATCACGGCGCCACTTTTTTTCAGCAACGCGTCCTGATGCGCAGGCTCAAAGATTGCCTTGCCCGACTCCGGTTCAAACGCGCAAGAAATCAGCAATCGCACCACGGCGAGCGCTGCGTTTTTGCGCGCATCCTCGCCAAACTTGACGCGCTGGCCGGCGTCCATTTCACGGATGCCGATCTTGATTTGCCATTCAGGTACGTCGATGACTTCCGTCTTCAGTTCGACCGACAAAATACGGTCAGCGATGCTTTGCACGTTTTCTCCTTACGAATTCAAATAATCGAGCACGCCATGTGTCGCAAACGACACATTTTCTTTGATGGTTTCGTTTTCGCCAACATTAACGCCCATTGAGGTCATCTGAGCGCCGGCCATCCACTGGACTCCGCCGGAATAATCGGCGTAAAGCCGAATGACGTAGTAGCTGCCGATATTTGTGTGAAAGTATTGGTCATTGTAGAACCGCGAAAACGTCAGCGTAGCGTCGCGCTGCACGCACGCGCGCGCCTTCCAAGCGTCTCCAAAGACTTGAACTTCCTCAAGTACCGGCTGCACGTCTAGCGACCATTCATAGGCTTGGGCAGCCTTGGAGAGAGTCAAATACTGTCCGGTGATTGTGATCGTTCCAGCCGGCGCCGCGGCTAAATAGACTTTGCCGGAACCATATGCGACCTGATAGCGACTCGACGGAATCGGCGTCGCACCGTCCAGGACAGTCAAACTGGCGTTGGGATTGATAGCTCGCTTGGCGGTGTCCGTGATTTGATACACGTTGCCGCCAAGCGATGTGGTGGCCTCTCCGGTCATGGCAGTGCCGGTTCCGGTGGCGAGATAAATGTCTGCGTTGCGTCCAGCGAGAACTGCCATGATTTACTCCTTAGGTGTACGAAAGAGCGCCAGTGCCAGTGAACGTATACGAAACGGTCACGAGGCCATTTTCAGAGGTGTTGATGGCAGCCTGAACAAACGCCGTGCCACTGTAATAATTGGTGCCATCAATGTAGAAGCGCGCAGAAACGGTCGTGCCGCCAAGAAACGCAGTATTCAGCGCCACGTGGCCATTGGTGTCAGTGTCGTCAAATCGCCCTGACGCCGTGCCGCTCCATTCTTTGATGGTCGCCGTGCGCTCCTTCCAGGTATCGCCAAAAGATTGCGTTTCTTCCAGCCCCGTCGAAACGTCAAGCGTCCAAGTATCAATTTCAGTGACCGTATTAGTCGCCAGTTTGAACGATCCAGCATTGCCTGCGAGAACAGCCATAGCTCCTCCTTAAACGTCGTGGATAAAGTCGAATTCAAGGACAGTCGCGTATAGCTTCTTGTCCGTTTCCAGCGCATCTTCGAACTCATTTCGTCGACCGTTTAGATGCGTGCTTTTTACAGTAAGACCGCTTGCCGAGGTAATCGCGGTTTGCTGGCCCATAATCGCCGTGTATACTACATCGGCCAAATCGTCGGATGCCTTTGGGTTTCCCTGCGCCATGCAATACATTCCAACCGGCCGCCGCGTTGCGGTAGGGTTTGCGCCAATCGAATGGAATCGTTGATCGTCGATCATTTCGATTACGATTGCAGGGTAATCAGTAACGCGGCCCTGGTCGGCGTGCGCGTCATAGATTCGAGTGCCAACAAGCGCGGTCACTGTGGCCTTTGTTTGCAGGTATTTGTACAGCGCCTGATACAACCTCATGCGGCCCTCGCAAGAGCATCAAATGCGGCCTTGACGCGCATCTCAAGCAGCCTCTTCACAGCCAGCCGGCGAGCTTTAATGGCATCCGTAAAAAACGGATTAGGACGCGATCCTGGATGCTGAATCTTGGTCCGAACTTGATCGCCAACACGGCGCAGCCATGTAAAAGCGCGCGCCGCAATGCGCATTTTTTTGCCGGCGATCAAATGTGGCTTTGTCCCGAATTGAACCAAATGAGCGTGCGGCGCCAAGCGCGATAGCGTAAACGTGAACGCCTGCAAAAACGTTTTATGTTTCCGGCCACCAGCAGCTTTGATTGATGCGCGCAAGCCGCCTGGCGCGATGCTTTTCCCGTGTTGGCGCGTGGCATAGGGTGCGATCGGAGCGCGCCGCAGCGCCTCCTGCTGAATCATTTCCGCGCCTTCCAAGAGCGCGGCTTGAACATCGGCGCCGGCAGCGGTGAATTTCAGTTTCTCGAAATGCTGCGTCAATTCAGCCATGCCTTCGACCTGAATATTCCTAACACGGCGAGCCATTAGATTATGACCTCCGTAGCCTGGAGTGTCAGCATTTCGTTTCGTTCGTCCGGATTGAGTATGGCGCGGATGTTGAAGTATCTAGTCGCGTCGGCGTTTTTCTTGTCGACGTACTTGATACGCATATCAGGAGCGAGCCCGGCCTTAAATCGCATCCGAATTGTATGCGTCAGATCGGCGATCGTCTGCTTTGCAGCAAAAAACTCGCGACCGTTGCCGGTTTCAATGGAGGCCCAGCACGTCAAAAACGTCGCCCAGGATTCAGTGCGATCTCCATTTGCGTCGACTGCGACGGTCTTATTTTCAACAATGATGGAATGACGAAGGTATCCAGCTCTCACAGCCATACCCTCCACGGTGCAATCAATGCCGAAACAGCAAATGGCAATTCAGACTCATCCACGGCCGCGGTCGTGCCAAGAGCAACGGCTTCGCGATGTTCGTAGAAATGCGCCGCTAGCATCTTGATAGCCTGCTTGATTTGATTAGGTACGGCTTGCGCATTCGTATATCCAACCACGAACTGAATTTCAATCGGGTCGGTATACCGCAGAGTCTCGGTCGGCCAATCCTTCGAATACTCAAGAATGATCTGCCCAGGAATGCGAGCGGTAGACACGCCATAATTCGAGCTGGCGAACGTGTGCTGAACATTGTCGGTGGTCGTGTATTTGATATGCGTCACGCTAACGAGAGGCGCATATGGAACAGAAATGACGCCACCGGCCGGAAACTCATCCAAAAACATCTTCCACGTCTGCGACAAAAAGCGACGATTTGAAATCACCTCCAGATGGTCGACTGCCGCATGGATGTACGGTTCAAGCTGTGCCGTCGGTTGACCAATCGCGCGCGCGTGGTCCTCGAGGTCAGTCTCGTCAATCGGCCATCCATTCGGGCCAGTCACCAACTGGAGGTGAAGTTCCATTTATGCTGCCTTAGTCGATTTCGGTCGCCGTCGTCGAGCCACCGAACCGCGGTTCAGCCAGCGCGATAGCGATTCCGCCCAGAACCGGCGAATCAACGACTTCGACGGCCTTGAGGCGAACGTACTTGTAACCAGTCGACGCCAGTTCCTGGCCGTCAACCTGCACGACGTAAATCTGCGAGCTACCGGCCGTGGTCGTAAAACCAGCGGCGGCCCGCGCAGTCATATCGCCTTGCGTGTCGTTGGACGTGATCGACTTGCTGTAGAACGGGACAGCAGTGGAATTCGTCGGCGTCACGTCGTCACAGGCTTCAACCGTGATCGTCGACGTGCCGGTCGTGCCAACGCCCTTGTAAATGACAAACACAGCCGAGCCATGATTGCTCATGTCGACGATGTCGGTCGTAACGGTGCCAGCGAAAGCGTCGGCCACCGGATCAATGCCTTTCACAAAGTGAAGGTTTTTCAGAAGTTCATAGCGAACCATATGTTTTCCTTTCTGCTTGCGGGCAACCATCCGGAATTACCGGACAGTTGCCCGCTCCGGTGTTGTTAGGCGCGGGCCGCAGTCGTCACGAACGGCGACAGCGTATTGGAACCCTTGAACGGGGTGATCGGCTGCTTGACCGCGCTCTGACCATTGACCGAATAACCCCACTTAAACGTCATCTCGTCGTAGATGAACCGCACGTGCATCGACTGAGCCGAGCGAAGGCCGCCCTGCGTAATCGTGACGTACTTGCTCATATTGGCAAGGACAACGTCGCCAGCGTCGCCGAGCGTTTCCGCCTGCTCGACGATGACGATAGGATAGCCAAACAGCGTGCCGTAGTACGGCGCGCCGGCGGCATTGTTGTTAGGCAGGAAAACCGGCTGCTGGCCAACGGTCATCAGCGGGAACTGGCCGATGGTGTCAGGATTCGCGAGCCACACAATCCGATCGCCAGGATCACGCAGCAGGCGGGAGAGCATCGCCGTGGCGTTTTCGATGACGAACGTATCGGCGGCCTGGCCGGTCTTTTTGGCAACTTCGACCTGCAACTTCGCGCCAAAGTTCTGTACGCTGAAACCAAGCGGCATGCCGACGCCGGTGCCGCGGAAAACGGCATCGTCGAGCTTGAACGCCATCTCGCTAGCAAAAGCGTTTTCGAACACAGCGGCCATCGCCGGCGCATTCCGCAGAAGGCGCTCCGTCGCATATGCCAGACCCTTCAGCTCTTCGAGCCGCAGTTCATGACGGGCCAGCTTCGGCTTGGTCGACGTCGGAGCGTCGGCCTCAGAGGACCAGTAGCAGCGAACGCCGCCCCAACGGGAGCCATCGACACGGGAAGTCTCGTCAATGTACGGGATCTCGACGCTGTCGTTTCCTTCGCCGATCGGGATTTCATTGCACAGCGGGAAAATCTTCGCCGTCTCGCGAGCCTTGGCAAGTAGCGCGGTCGAAAACTCCGTACCGATCGCAAAACCGCCATCCGCAGGGACCGTCGCCGAGGCACCGGACGCAGCGAGCGACTGCTCAAAAAGGCGCTTGTCAATCTGGCCGCCCAGGCCGTGGAAAGCACCAAGCGGAGACTGCGCATAGGCGATCGCGGCAAGCTGTTCGCCAACATTCGCAAACGGCCGCTTCGCTTCATTGTCCGAAGTCACCCGCGCAGGTTCGCGAGTCACGTTGGCTTTGGCTTTGGCTTCGAGAGCTTCGACGGCGGCCAGCTGCTGGCGCGCCGAGTCCAGCTCGGCCTCTTTCGCGTCCACCGCCGCAAGATGCGCGACGGGGTCGGCCGCCGCGGGCGCGGCGGTCAGAATAGCGCTGTACTCAACTTCCAGCGCGGAGACGGTAGACATCAGTTCACGTTTCGTCATGGTGTCTGCCCCTTTCGTTATTTGCCAAGCACGCGCAGGCGTCGTTGCTTCAACGCCAACTTGTACTTAGCCATTTGCTCGTCCGCGCTGCCCGCGGCCGTCAAACTTTGCAAAATCTTGGCGCCCGGATCGGCGCCGATCGGCACGATGCTGATTTCGTATGGCTTCCACTTGCGAGCCAAATATTCCTTAATCTCAGCGCCAGGCCGCGATTCAATTACCAACTCGCCAATTTGAACGCCCATCGAAACGCTGCGCAGAATTCCGTCCTCGATGTCCTGCCAAATACCGTTGACATCTGCTCGATTGGAAAAGCGCAGAGTTGCGCGGAATCCGTCCTCGGCCCTCCGAGCATTTTCTACGATGCCGAGAACATATTCGCTTTCGTCCAGCTTGTGACCGTCAAGAACCGGAGCGCTGCCGGCCTGCAATGTCAAAAGATCGGCGGAATCCATATCGAATCTCAACCGCCAAGACTCTCCAGACCAAAAATCAAACCGATCAACGGTCGCTCCGCTATAAAACAGCACCTCTCGCCGCCGCGGTTTAGTCTGCCGCTTTTCCTCGCCGTTATCGTCATCCTCGTCGGGCATGACGGGATCAATGGGCAAAATCTCAGCTTGCAGACGGTAGCCGTCGCGTTTGATTTGATCTTCGAGCTTCATCGCTGAAATACCCCCGCTTGATCTACTGGCACCATCGCGCCTTGCACAAGATACGATTCGCCACCGGCGTAAGGGTTCATGTTTTCCTTGGCGCGGATTTCATTGGCGCTCAAAACGCCGATATTGCGCATCGACGAATAGAATGTGGCTCGACTGGCCGCATCGCCGCGCAGCAGCGCGTCCATGTTAAATTCGGCGTAATAACTGGCGGCCTCGCGCGGGCCAAAGAGTTGCATGTTGATTCGTTTTTCCAGTCGCGTCAACCAAGGGCGAATCGTATGTGTCGCGAAGTCAATTCCCTGGTGTTCAATGTTGTTATTGGTCGAGCGCGTCAGATCCTGAATCATGTGCGGCGGCACGCGGAAAATAGAGCAAATGTCGGCTTTCTGATATTGCCTCAACTCCAGAAACTGCATGTCGCGGTGATTGATTGCTACCGTTTTGATTTCCGCGCCTTGCTCAAGCACGCCGATTTTGCCAGCGTTTTTCACGCCGCCAAAGTTGTCCAGCAGCCATGTCTGCAAATTCTTGCGAGCTTCGTTGCTCAACGCCTGCGGCACCGTCATGTACGACGGCGGAGTTGCGTTATTTTTGAAAAAATTGCTGCCGTAGCTTTCGGCGTCCTGGGTCATACCAAGACTTTGTGCCATGTAGGAAACAGGCGAATAGCCGATCAGATTGTCTTCGCCATCGTAGCCGAGGCCGGGAACGTGCAAGATGTCGGAAGCGGTGTAAACCTCTCCTCCGTACGTATAAACCAGCACGCCTGTTTCCGGATCGCGGGTCACTCGCATTGAGTTCGACGACAGCGGAATCAATCTGGTCACATCGCCGCGCTGATTGGTCACGATGCGCGCGTAGAAATTGCCCTGTAGGCAAAGCGATTTAGCGGCCAGTTCCCAAAATTCGAACGAGGACATGTCCGGATTCGGCGAATCGTGCAGCAAATAATACAGCGCGTGATTTCGGTCCAATTCGCGGCCGTCGCGCGTTCTACGATAAACGCCGATCGGAAGACTGCCGATGGTTTCGGCGATCACACGAACGCAGGCCCAGACGGCCGTGATCCGCATAGCGGAATCCGCGGAGACGTAATACTTCGAGCCACTGACAGGCCGATACCAGAAATCGTTATCTGGAGGCGGCGTGGCGCCGAGCGTAAGCATTAATCTTCCGAATTTGTTCATGTCACCAGCCGATCGTGATCGGCATCATTTCCTCATATACCGATCTTTGCACATTCTGATTTTCCACACAAATTCCGGTAGCCATTACGCAGGCAATCACCAAATCGTTTCGCGTCGAATCGCGGCGCCGGTCCGGATGAATCGGCTTAATGTTTCCAGCCGGATCGCTGGAAATTTCGCAGCATTCGATATTCCACCGCAAAACTGGCGATCCTTCATGGACCAGTTTTTTCTCGTGGATAAGCTGTTCAAATCGTTTTGCGGCCGGCGACATAGTCGCATAGCCTTGGCCAAATTCCAACACTTTCAGGCCATGATTTTGCAGTTCCTGCGCGGTGTCCCGCGCGCCCCATCGGTCGTAGGCGATTCCCTGAATATTGAACTGCTCTGCCAATTGTTTGATGTGTTCGACCACGAATCGCCAGTCCGTTGTATTGCCTGGCGTCAGTACGACGTGTCCCTGTTTCGCCCAAATGTCGTATCGCACGCCATCCGTCAGTGATTTTTCCTGAAGTGCCGATTCTGGCAAAAATGCCCATGACCGGTAATAAATCTTGTCGTCAATCGGCCAGCAAAGCGCAAACGCCGTCAAATCGCGCACCGCGGCCAAATCGAGGCCTCCGTAGCACGGCACGCCCGTCAAATCTGGCAGCTGGCCAGCGCAATCGTCCCAGGCGCGCAACGGTATCCATGCAGTATTGGCCGAGGTCCATTGATTTAGGTACAGCCGGCGAAACGTGTTCTGCCGCTCAGGCCGCACCAAAGCTTGGCGGAATTCTTCGTCGTAATCCGTTAGCTCATGCAGAATACCGAGCGTTGGAAGAGCCATCGGCCACATTGACTGATCGGTCCAATCGGCGTCGATTGGAACTTCGTAAATCAGCGGGAAATAGCTGTCGTCTTGAATTTCCCCATCAAGCACGCGCTTCGCGTATTTGTACTCGCGATAGCAAATGCTTTCCTGATTGCTGCCGGCCGTCGTAATTGTTACCCACAACGGGTTGCGACGGGATTTGCTGCCAGTCGTCAGCGCGTCGTACAGTTCCTGTTCTGCGGCGCCCCACGCGTGCAGCTCGTCAAAAACGACGAGCGATGGATTGTAACCGTGTTTTCCGGCGCCGTCGCTTGATAGCGCGCGAATAATGCTTCCGGTTTCATTATGCCGAATCAGTTTTCGTGATTCCGTTATCGTGACAAGCGACGACAGTTCATCATGTGCGCGGATCATGTCGGCTACAGCGTCGAAACAGATGCTGGCCTGGTCGCGATCTTTTGCGGCCATGTAGATTTCCTGTTGAAGCTCAGGCGACAGAAAAAACTCGGCACAGACCAGCGCGGCGACGGTTTGCGTTTTCGCCTGCTTGCGTCCCATTGAGCAATACGCTTTGCGGTACAGTCGCCGGCCGTCGCCGCGTTTCCAGCCCAGCAGGTTAGCAATCAGCTTTCGCGAGTGCGGCAGCAGCTCAAATGGCTCTGGCTGGCCGCTGCGTGTCGCCTTGGTGAGCGTCAACGTGCCAATCAATGCCTCTGCTAATGCAACTGCATCGGCGTCGAAAAAAATATCAGCTCTGTTTGCGCGCAAGTTCCAAAACCTTAGCCGTGATCGACTTGGCGGATGGTTTTTTGAGGTCGCGTATGCCGGCACGCGCTCTATTCCGAGGCCCCATATTCAATTGCGATCGAAGCTCATCTATCTGCCGGCCAAATGCCATCCATTCACGATGATCGTCACTCTGGCGCCGACGAAGTATCGCCTCAGCGAGATCTGCATACTGGTCAGCGTCAATTGATCGGATGGAAACGCCTGCGGCGCGGTTTTGCTCGACCAATCTGGCAAATTCTTTTTTGCCAGCGCGCGATAAATGCGCCGGGGCTTCGATCGCTTCTTGTATCGGTTCGCAGACCACGCCGCCATTTTCGGCAATGCCGCGCTCGCTATCCGGTCGACGTTGTGGTCCTCTCATTCCCATATTTCAAATTTATCGCATAACGC